ACCTTGTGTTTGTCCAGCTTGCGCAGGAGCAGGAGTAGGAGCTGATGAAGGCGCAGCCTTTTTCTTTTCCTCGTCCATCATCATGTTCATTAACGCAGATGCCATTTTTATACCTACTTACCCATTAACTTCTTACGCATTGGTGATACGTATGAACCATTAGATCGCTTAACTTCGGTTCGAGGACCAGTTGGTGCTTTACCTAATGCTTTGTTGCCAGCAGGGCTAGTTGCCTTTCCACGAGAAACATTAGTTGATGCTCCTGTAGACGTTGTCTGTCGTCCTGCAACTTTGCCCTTCTGGAATCCGGTGTATTCTGCATCTCCAACATCACGTGCGCGACGCACTGCCATTGCACCAGCACCAAGAGCAAAACCTGCTCCAAATCTGGCAACTGGACTTTTAGCTGCAGCCTTACCTTGTCGTGCTACAGCACTTGCTGCATTTTTACCACGACTAACTGCTTGACTAACAATAGCTTTTGCACGAGCTTGTGGAGAATTTTTTTCAGCGTTTACGCGAGCTTGTTGTGCAGCTGCAGCAGCACTTGCGCGACGTCGAGCCATCATGTCACGCATTTCTTGAGATTGTGCTAATTGACGAGATTCAGCTTGTCGGCGTGATATTTCGTCACCACGCTTTCTAGTAAGACGTCCAGCTTGAATATCTTGCTTTAAAACTTGACGGAATGGTTCCGTTAATGGCCGACCTGCGGCAGCAGCTGCTTTTTCTGTAGACTGTGCTTTACGTGCAGCGTCAATGCCAGCTTTTTGCACTGCCAAACCACCACGAGTTTGTGTGCGCCCACGAACTTCGCTTTCACCATATCTCTCACGGTGATATGGTTTTGCGGTCTTGATATAACTTCCTGATGCTTTCAAAGATGATTGAAGATCTGGTCGTTTATATCCAGCAGCACGTTGCCCCATTGGTTTTGGCAGTGGCGCTTCTTTTTCTTTTGCCTGTGGTAAACCGTCTGTAATACTGTATCCCTTACCTAGTGCTGATCCCGGTTGACTTGTTTCAGGCCTACCGTCGGATCGATGCAATGCACCAATTGGATACGGTGCTGTTGGTGTTCCGTTAGGTTTATAACGTTTTTCTGGTGCTTGCTTTGACGGAGGTGTTGCCTCACGTTTTCCAGCATTTACTTCGCGTGTATTTGCCGCTTTTGCTTGCGACATTTTTTTCTTATCTGCGTCATCTGCTCCCGATGCAACTGTTTGTGGCATGGTCACACCTCCTATTTTTTAGCACGTCGATTAGCTATTGCTTGACTGCCTATCATCATTGCAAGTAATCCACTTGCGGGTCTGGAACCTCTGCCACGCAGTTGAACCATATTGCTGCCTACGGAACGTCCGCGAGCATCGTTTTTAATTGCTTGTTTTGATCTTGGTGCATTATCACGCGGATCAATCCTGCCATATGTTTGTTGTTCTTCTCCACCATAATAACCACGCTTGCGGTTTTCTAATTGATTCGCAATGCGCATCATGTAACCTTGTTGCGTTTCGTTAGGCCGAACTGGAGGTGGTTCGACGCCATATGCTCGCCACTTATCTAAATGTGCCTGTGTTTGCACGGAGATTTTTTGTGGACGTCCTGATGGTGATGTAAAACGGAATTCTTCTTCCATTGTTACTACTTCTTTTTGTTACCAGCTTTTACCATTTTGGATAATGTCGGCGTTGTTCTTGCATTTGGTGAATTGAAATCATTTTTTCCAACTTGCTGACGAACATAATGCTGCCGTGCTTGTTGTTCAATAATGTCGTTTTGTCGCTGACCACGATCCATTGCAATATCTTGGCGTTTACTATCGGCACGTTCTAAAGCGTCTTGATATTTGCTTTCACTATAGAATCCACGACGTTCATTCATTGACGCACCAACTGCTTTAGCACGTGCGCGATCCCGTTTACTTGGAAGAACGCCATTATCTAACATCATTGTCATGCGTTCTTCTTGTCGTCGTGAATCATTGACTCGCTTTACAGGATCCATACCTTGAAGTCGCATTGTGCGTTCATTGCGCACAGGGTTACCTTGAGCATCAGTTGAATAATACTCTGTTGCGTAATCAGACGACCCTGCCATACCTACATCACGTTTACGTGGCATATTCATTCTCCTTTACTTCTTAGCACGTCGATTAGCTATTGCTTGACTTGCTGCCATCATTGCGAGCATTCCACTAGCAGCCTTGCCTCTTGTATTTCGTGATGGCGTGCCACGCAAAATCGTTTTTTTGCGACTACTCATCATTTCTCGCATTGCTATAGCGTCGTCTGCCATGTGGCGTGTTTGTGTACGACTATCAGATAATCGGCCATCACCACCTCTATCGCGATCTAATTGCCCACTAAATGAACCTAAATCCTGTGTGCCGGGATGTACAAAACTACCACCTTTTTGTCGCCCATCATTCTTTCTGTTTAATGCAGCGTATGAGGCTTTACTATTGTACTTTGGTACTGGATTACGATTGTCTAAATTACGGTCCATGTTTATCCCTATCTGCAATTCCAAGCACGTAATGATTTATTAATACGGCTGTTTGGATCATTTGCTGTTTTAGATGACGTGCGCTTTGCTTTCATGCCTTCCATTCGGGCACAAAAAGAGGCACGACGCCCTGCGTCTGCCTTTGTCTTTGGATTAGGTGCCGGAGGCTTTAAGTTTGCTCCAGTCGTGCGTTTAAAATGAGCGCGACCAGCCGCATTTAAGCCGCCAGACGGGTTTTGGTACTTTTTTACTACTCCCATTGTTCACCTCTATGCATTATACATAAAAAAACCCGCTATATGCGGGTCTTATTAGTTAGTCTGCAAAGGGATCGTCAATATCACTTGTATCTACTACTTGCGTAGTCTTTGGTGGCGCTTCACTATCTTTTCTAGAATCTAACAATTGCCAATTATCAATGATGATCTTTACTGTTTGCTGTTTAGCGCCTTCTTTATTTACAAATTGCTCTAATTGGATTTTCCCAACAATACCAATCAATCTACCTTTTTGTGCATATTCAGCTAACGCATCTCCTTGTTGTCCAAATGCAGTACAACTAAAAAAATCTGTTTCTTTTTCGCGCCCTTTACGGTCTACAGCTACGCGAATATTACACACAGACTTACCGTTAGGTGTTTGACGTGACTCCGGATCAGCTACTAGGCGACCGACTATTGTGCATTGATTAATCATGGTAGTATGATTATATCAGATGTATTACATGAATAGGGAGTGAGCTATATGAGTTGGTTTAGCAAAGCATTGAAAAAATTTAGCGGTGATCGCATACCAGAAATTGATTTTTCTGAGTCTTTTATTGCTAAAAATGTAACCATTATGACCGTTCAGCGTTTATTATTAGAGTTGGGTGATGAGGATCTTCGCCGACTCTGGCACATGATTGGAAATGAGCTGGCAAAACGCAAGAACCAATAAAAACTAAGAGCACTGATTTATTCAGTGCTCTCTTCTTCTTTCATCCAGTACTTTTTAAATGCTTCTGTTGTGCTTGGAAGCACTTGAGTAAGTACATTCCAACAATCTGTTGCCACTTCTCTATGTTCTTGCTGCGTATGGCTGTCCATGCGCACTTTACAATAGTGCAACCAATCCCTAACAGTGCCTTTCATGTATAGTCGTGTGCCTACACACAATGGAAGAACCATCCTAGCTGATTCTAAGGCTACACCAGACTCTACGAGATCGTTATAAGCTCGTATAGCAACCAAAATTGAAGCAAGCGCTTTATTATCCATCTCAAATTGTGTTTCTTGATCCTCAAAATTAACACTTCCTTGCCGATTTGAGCTTCCCTTGCGCCTCATTTTTGGTAAATCTAGCTCAATTTTGCTCACATCTGCATAGCGTTGGCTAAATTCTTGAAAATGAAAGCTTCTGTGCCTAAGAATTTGCGCTGAAACAGCCCTAGAAGTGTAAATTTCCATGACAACATCAACCATTTCAAACACAGACCAGTGCCCATCTCGCATACATTTGTTTAATAATCGTATGTATTCTGGATTATTCTCATTATTGGACGATACGCGAGCCAAATGAATCATAAATTGCTCTGCGTCTGGTTGAATGTACTTAAGTGTTGCTGCCATTTTTCCTCCATGCCTCAGACGGGACTCGAACCCGTACGTCTTGCGACAACAGATTTTAAGTCTGTCGTGTCTACCATTCCACCACCGAGGCTGATGAGGTATTGTATCACCATGTATTACATGATAGTATACAAACAAGACGCGATGAAAGTTTAAAAGTCCGCCCATCATGCCCAATTGACAATTAAACCGAGCGAATTAAAGCCCCTATTACAGGGGCTTTTTTATTTTACGGATCTATCGCTGTTTCTTTTGAATGAGCGGTTAGCTGATGGGCTTTTGAGTATGAGATTACTCATTGAGTTAGATCCACCTTTAGACAGTGGTCGCTTATGATCAATATCTTTACCTGTTCTATTTATGCCTTTAGCATCCATAGCTCGACGTGCGCGTTGTCGATCCATCCTTAGTGGATGTTCGCCTCGTTCTTTTTGTTGTTGATACTCTTTTTTGTACGGTCGAGCTTTGTTTACGTATGGCATTAATTTACCTCGGCTGTTGCAGTAAGTTTCTTTTTAGTCCTGCCATAGTATTCGTACGTGCCCATGGTTTTCATTATTTCTACGTTTAACGTTGACGGAGACCTATCTGTTTTAACGTGTACTAATCGTCGTCCGTATTTATCTGCTTTTTGTAATACCTGAATACTGAATCGTTCAGCTGTATTTTGTCTTGAGGTAAACCATTCCTTTGCTGTTTCCGCAGCTGCTTTACCTGCCTCAGTGTTTTTTTCTGGTGTATCCACGCCAAAGAGACGACAGTGCTGATCCACAAGCCAGATACCAAAACCAAGATCAATATCACAAACAAACGTATCTCCATCGATAAGTCGTTTATAACGAATGCCATATTCATACATTAGCGGTGTCTCGCTGCTTTCTGTGCTATTGTCCTAGGCTGTGCTACAAACTGTTTGCCAGCGCGATTTCCAGCTGCTTTAGCGCGATTAGTAGCAGCTATTTCCGATTTGGAAAGACTTCCCCATGCTTTATCTGGTAAGTATCTTTTAGTTCCTTTAGACGGGCTACCATCACTTGTGCGCCATTTCTGGTCAGTCCACTTAGCTAGACTATTATCACTAGTCTTAGGGCCAACATATGTGCCACCAGACTTCTTGTATTGCTGTGTAGCGAGCTGCGCTTTACGAGCAGACCATTCGCCGGGATCACCGCCTTTAGTCCCTGCTTTTACACTAGCGACGATGCGTTTCCATTTTTCTGGATCTCGTTTAGTTGCTGTAGCCATATGGCATTATAACCAAAAAAACCAGCACGGGAGCATGCTGGTTTTTCTGTATGCAGAGAAAGGATTCGGACCCAAAATGAATGTAGGTTTTCTGGAGACTTTCATTCATATACTCACCTTTCGGTGGCACAAATATAATACCACCCTACAGCAGAAAGAGTAAGGACTGTAGAGTGGTATTTCCCAGTGCGTTTTCATGCATGGGGACTCCTACTGCTGGGATCGAACCAGCGACCATTCGGTTAACAGCCGAACGCTCTACCGCTGAGCTAAGTAGGAAAACAAACTATTCTATTGCTCCTTTGAGCCACTGGCTAACTCTATCTGCGAAAGGTACGTCAGGTAATGGGTTATCGCACTTCTCACGAACCAACTCTGATTCCGCTTGCTGACCTTCGATTGTATAGCTGTCAACATTTCCGGTGTCATTCGTAGAACGAACATACACGGGTAGTTGACGTCTCGCTGTTTCCTTGTTTTCATTATCACCCTCTAGTAGTAAGTTCTTACATGTACTGAGCACCTCATCTGCATGCTTGGTGTTTCTAGTCACTGAGTATGCAAGGAACCACAATGCTTTGAGCACATCGTCCTCGTATGCAGCCCCTTCCTTCTTACCTGCCCTAGCAAGATATGCAACAGCAGTAAATAGATACCTATCAAGGTTCCACGCATCTGCAGCGTGTACTGGCTGTAAGTCGTGCTCATTGTAATACGCCATCTATACCCCCGTAGATCCAAAGCCACCAGAACCACGTTCGGTCTCTGCAAACAAAGACCCTTCCTTAAGTACTACTGGCTTACAAAGTGATACAGGAGCAATTACAAGCTGAGCAACACGCATGCCGGGCACAAACGTAAACGTCTCATCACTCATATTTTTGATGATGACCTTTACCTCACCTGTGTAATCAGCATCCACTGTACCGGGGCTGTTAAGCACAACGATCCCGTGTTTGTAAGCCATACCGCTGCGAGTACGTACCTGAGCTTCATAACCATCCTCCAACTTGATTTTCATACCAGTTGGAATCAACATGATCTGCCCCGGTCTAATAGTGACGTTGCGCTCCGCTATGTACTGCAGATCTATTCCTGACGCTTTTTCTGTAGCGCGTTGTGGATTAAATAGATACTCGCAAGACCGAGCACCGCAATAAATAATTTCAAGGCTATCCACTACTCCGCTTTCTCCACTGCGTCAGAGTTAAACACCGTGACAACGCTGTCCAACGCCATCTGCAAGAAGTCAATCACAAACCGAGCTGGAATCTTGACGCCGTCGTTACGCAAATTAGCACAGTACTGAGCAGCCTCAACCAAACTCAGCTGCGTACGATACTGAGGCACATTGCCATCGTCCTTGCGCTTAACTGTAACTGAGTACCCATCACGAGCACTCTGCTGCACAGTCACTTCACTGTCATTACCCTGCGTTAATAAAAACATAGCACACCTCAATATATGTATAACATATGGTACCACAATCGTATGGATCCTAATTTCTCCGTGGGGAGAAGATGTTCTCCGATGGGAGAAATAGTATAGAGATCGGAGAGAAAATAGGCGTAGGAATCGGTATCTAAGCGACTTTGACCGGGGCAGGGGCTTGCCATGG